CGTAATGATGTAGTCCTCAACATCGCACGGGATGCTGCGAACATAGCCGTCATACTGGAAGAACCCGTTAGCGGATCTGCCCATCCAGTAAGCCGTATTCCCGGCCACTGCCACGGCATTCACGCTGACGGGTCCACAGTTGTCGCCCACCCGGTCGAACGAATAAACGTAAGGCAACCCGACATAGGTCGCGGTATGCGCGTCATCGGTGGTGAATATCAGCATCTTGCCACGCACTTTGACGGCACCTAGTAGATCGCCTTTCGAGTCGAAGGTGTGGTTGCCAGCCTGGTTAGTGGCCGAAGCCGTCCAATCGGTGTTATCCTCGGAATCGGACCAGTAAACCGTGCGCCGATCCTGTGCATCGGTCGAGAAACGCCCACCGAACGCCATCTGGATTCTCTCGGGCGTAACAGCCGTGCTTATGACCAACGTAGGCGAGTTCGCTAGTTGCGCTGCTACTGTGCCCGTGCCGACACTCGTATCCCAGACGTATATCTTGCCGTCGTCGGGCGTACAGCCAACCAAGTCCTCACCCCAGAGATCCAACGCCCAGATCGTGGCTGGGCTCGGGACACCCAGGTCGGGCCGAACAGTGCCATAGCTCGACTTGCCGTAGAGCCAATCGCCATAGCCGGTGTTCGGGTCTGCATCAGTGCTTCCCGATGTGAACCCTGCTGGCGTAATATCGAATCTCGTCGCAGAAGAATCGTAGACGTAGAGCTTCGATGCGCTTCCAGCGGCCAACCAACGGTTGTTGCTGTTATCCGTCCAAGTCAGCGCGGTACGCGGCACCCCGGTAACCGCAGTCGTGCTATCACCCCAAGCTCGCCAACCGCCTATCGTTCCCAACGCACCCACGCTCCACCGCATCAGATCGGCGTCATACCAGCGACCTTGAGCCTGGTACAGGGTGCCGTTCTTCCAGATGCCTGGCTGGAACTGGAGCGGAACGTATTGGGCCGGTGACATTAGCCAGACGCGCCGTTGGCCAGAGGCTTGAGCATCAGGTGCGGATTATCGTCGCCAAGCTCGCCGCCAGTGATCTCGCGGCCCTGGACGCCGATCATCTGCTCCGCAAACGCGATCTTGTTTTCGAGTTCCTTGCGGGCACCGTACAGCGCGCGAAGCCCTTCTGCCTGTTCGGCGTTCAGCACGATTCTCTCGTCCATCGTGACGGTCGATGTCGTATCACCGAAATCATGGCCTTCGACTACGCTCATGTTACTGTCGCTCCTTGAGGTTGCTCGTTTCGGCTTCAAGTGCCGCGATCCTTTCCCCATGTGAACCCACCTTGTCATCTAGCCTGGTGACTATTTTCTCTATCTGGGCGATAGACTGCCTCGCCCCGTTCAACCCACTTTTGACTCCAGCCCACGCTGCACCCGCAGCGGCTGGGATCGCGAGCAGGGAAATAAGTTCGCCCACGCTAGTCTCCATCCGGTTCCACCGGGGGCTCCTTTTCAGGCTCAACGATTACGCGACCGTCATCGTCGGTCCATCCAGTTTCCATCATGTGTGGGTCATGACGCTCTGCGACGACCATCCAACTCACGCTGTCGGTGGAGGCGGCATCCTCACACGAAATCGTTAGGGTACTACCGGCGACCGAGCCACGGACCTGCGCCCACCCGGTGTCGTTCTGTATCCATACCTGCGGGTCACGGCAAAGTAGCTCCCATGTGCCTGCGCCCATGTCAGCGGCTTCGTCCAGATCCACGGTCGCAGAGCCCCCAGCTAATGCGGCTACACCCCGATAGATGAGGTCAGCGCGTGGCCCTTCGATGAAACTGTGGACGAGGTGATGCGTGTCCGTCTTGGCGGGTAGCGGGTGATCAATTTTGAAGCTACCGCTGCCTTTGGAGAGGGCTCCCGTGACTGATAGGTCACCGGTTACCTGAACCGGGTTACCGTAGATGATCACTTTCGGCGTAGATGCGTGCGTGGACCCGTACAACTGGATCCACCCGCCGTCCAGGGTACCGTCGCCACCCCAAATGCTGTAAGCAGTGCCGTTCGACGTACCGCCTATGTTGTTGCCGACTTTGACGAGTCCCGACAGCGTACTTGCGCCAGTGACTGCTAAGGTTGAGGAGAGCGTGGCCGCGCCCGTGACCGCGAGGGTGGAGGCCAGCGTGGCAGCGGTGCTTACCTGAACCGGGCCACCGGAGATGATCACTTTCGGCGTAGATATGTGCGTGGACCCGTACAACTGGATCCACCCGCCGTCCAGCTCACCGTCGCCACCCCAAATGGTGTAAACACCTCCGTCTGATACGCCGCCGATGTTGTTGCCGACTTTGATGAGTCCCGACAGCGTACTTGCGCCAGTGACAGCTAGGGTGGAGGAGGCCGCCAGCGCGGCTGAGAAGGTCTTGGCACCGCTGAACGTCTGGGTGCCGCTCAGGTGCGCCGTGTCATCGTCGAGGTAGGCCGAGGCAACTTTGGTGCCATTCCAGACTCCGGTTGCTATCGTGCCGACCGAGGTCAACGACGAAGCCGTCACTGAGCTTTTCAGCGTTGTCCCTGTCAGCGTTCCTGCCGCCGCCGTCACGGTAATTGGTGCCGTGCCGTCGAAGTTGACGCCGTTGATTGCCCGCGCCGTGGCTAGTGCAGTCGCCGTTGCCGCGTTGCCGGTCGTTGAGCCTGAAGAGCCTGACGCATTGCCCGTCAACGCGCCGACGAACGCCGTGCTTGTAATCGACGTAGCACCTGTGACTACTCCAGCATCCACGCTTATCGTGCCGTCAAGCAGGATAGCAGAGCCGGTAGCAGGCGTGATGTTGATAGCGCCTGTCGTAGCTGAAATCGTGTTCAGGTTTACGTTGAGATTATCGACCTGTAGCGCGGTGAGGGTGCCGAGACTCGTCACGTTCGCCTGCGCTGCTGTCGATAGCGTCCCAGCCAGCGTGGTAGCCGTGAGCGTGGTGATACCCGACACGGTGTTGTCGAAGACGTAAGCACCTGTACCTAGCGTACCCGCAGTTACCAGTGACGCAGGAACCGCACCAGCTACTAGTGTGCCTACGGTAGTGATGCTGCTCTGGCCTACATAACCAGAGGCTATGGTCACCGCGTCAGCCGATACTGTGATTTTGTCTGCCGTCCCGATCACGTTCAGCGTGACCGCTCCGCTTGTGCCGCCACCTGTCATTCCTGCGCCAGCCACCACAGAGGTGATGTCACCGACTTCGGGCGTCGTCCAAGCGAGTGTGCCGGTGCCGTCTGCGGCAGACAGCACTTGGTTGGTCGAACCGACCGCTGCTGGCATCGTGAGCGTGTAGCTCGTTGTGACCGCTGATGGGGCTTGGATCTTGACGGTATCGGTCCCGGCGCCTGTCTCCTGCACACTCATTGAGTTGAATTTGATGTCGGACATAGTGACATCAGTGCCGCTGATGCTGAACAGCGCGTCGATGATATCTACGACATTCACATTGAGTGTTGTGCCCCAGGTATCGGTAGACCCACCAACGGTGGGCTTCGTCATCCCGAGGTTGGTCGTTGGATTAGCCATGTTTTATCCCAGTACCCGTGAGCGCATTCGGAGGCCAGACCCGGTATGACGCTCGCGCTGTCCTTGCAAGCGTAGGTCGCTTAGAGCTTTGTCGAGCCTGGCCGACCACATGGCGAGCCTCTCGTCATTCTTTAGGTATGGCTCCGCCTCGACCAGGGTCGCGAATAGGTAGATGTCTGGATGCGCCGCCAGTAGCCAGTTGCTCGTAGCGGCGTCAGTCAGCGCGGCTATGCGCGTGTAGTAGATTATTGAGGAGGTATATGTCGCGTCTGGCGACGGCAGAATCTCCAGTTGGCCGGTCGCGCCGCCAACCACCGTGAAGTAGTACGGCTTGCCGGTCGCGCTCAGCACGATCCTGCGCTCCGAAATCTCTTCGGGCGTCATGTATTCTAGCACGATGACCGGCGTGAGATCGACCACGATTCTGATGATCTCGAGCGTGTTAGCCGGTAGTGTCGTATAGCGGCTCGCGAGCGAAAACGAGTCATCTTTCGCGATCATATCCGGTTGCCGGATCACGCGATTGAAGTTCGCTTCCGCGAGTTCGATAAATTCTGGGATACGCGCTGTCAGGTCAGTGCGGTCGAGCCAGTTCGCCGTCGCCGTCTGTAGCTGCGCGTAGGTAGTAATCGCCACCTAGACCCTCCCCGGCCTTGTCCTAAACACCGAATTATCTCGGTCGTTCAGC